CAAGGACCATAGACCAGGCTCTGCAACTTTATCAGTTGTAGAAGAGGCTTCGTTCCATGCACTATAATCAGTAATATTTGTAATGGTTGCTCCGTCTGAATGAGTAGCGGCTGTTGTTCCATTAATTCCTCGAACAACTCCAGTTAATACATTTGAACTAATTCCAGTATAACTAAGATCTTCTGTTCCTATTCTTATTTCACTAGTCCCACTGGTAGGAAAACCTGTTGAACTGGTTAATGTAATACCAGTCGTTGCACCAGTAGAAGTAATAGCTCCATTTAAAGTTGTTGTTTGAGGAGCTGTTACAGTACCACCAAATTGAGATATACCCCATCCAAAAACACCGACCTGTTCAGCCGGTCCTACAGGATAATACCACTTAACAGAAAGGTCTCCATCCGTAGCGGTTGCACTTGCATTGGAGCCCATAGTAATAGTAACTGAGGTAGCATCTACTACTTCAGTTATCATAAAAGTTTTATCGTCAAAATCAGAAGCAGAATAACCGGAGCCTGTTGGAGGTGTAACATTTTCAAGTAATAAAATATCTCCTGCTGTCATCCCTGTGGTAGAAGATAAAGTAATAGTAAGAATAGCAGAGCCACTGTCAGAAGCTAAGGCACTTGTTAATGCTCCGAAGTCAGTTTTAATTGGGTGAATATCATAATAGGCTTCACCTGTATAAGCGTATAAAATTCTATTGGTTCCAATGATGGAATATTTAACCCCTTCTTTATTAACCATTTGATGTATAGCTCGAGCCGAGCCTGTTAAAGACTTGTCTCCTAACTGAGACCACCCTCCTATTTTTTCAGGAGTACCATATCTAAAACGCACATTCTCCCCACCTGTCCATTGTGCTTCAGCACCTGTGGGGGTAATTTGTTTGTTGAATCCTGGTAAGAAACCTATTTTTTGTAGCATATAAAAACCTGTTTATTAGGTCATATATCAGATCGTAGGCTATTTCAACAGCTTTATAGGTTTAGGAATAGTTGATATTTATATTGATTCGGACATCTGTATTAGTTTGTGATATTGCCCGATGTTTAAGTTTTCCATCAAAGTCAATAAGCCCATTTTCTACAGAATTAAACTTCTCTCCATTTTCAAATTCTGTATATCCATCATTACTATTTATGTTCAATAGGGCGACTCTGTGCTGCTCTTTTTCATCTACATGAAATCCCGGTTTCTTAATAACTATTCGAGGATTTGCTGTATACATATTAATTTTTATTCTGAATAGTTTTTTAAAAGACAGTTTACCTAATATTGGGAGGGCTATTGGATCGAAGAAATTACTTTTAATCTGTCCATCATTATATAACATATGGCAATAGAAAAAATCTTTAAGCTCCTTATCGTCTGCATATTCATAGAAGTACCAGGGAATTTCAAAGCTAAATAAGATGTTTTTAATAGTATTAAAACTAGCGCTGTCTAAAAAATCATCTTTTACTACAATCATCTTTACTTAGTATACCAGCAGGGAATTGTATATCTAGTTCCTTTTGTAATTTTATTCACACTATGAGTATTCTTATCTCCATCAAATAATATCATTAATCCTTCTTTAGGTTTTATGTTCTTTTCTTCAACAACAGTTTCTCCCCCTTCAAAATCATCATTTAAATAAATAATACTCGTATAACAATGATACTCAAAATCCTTATGTGCTAGTTGAAACTCCTCTGTTGGCCATTGTACAATTTCAAAATAATTTACGAAGGCCTCTTCATCTATATTTTTAACTGTAAAATTAAGAAGACCATTTAATTTTTTTGAGTCGTGTATAGAAAACCCAGAGTAACCAACTACTTTTGTTTTCCTGTGATAAAAAGTCCTTTGATCATTGGCAGGATCAAATAATTTAGAATGTTGATTTATGAAGTATTGACATTCAATAGGAGTCAAAAAATTCTCATAGGAACGAATCATAAGTTTAACTTATGTATACTTAAATTACATGCGACAGCGATTCTTAATTTATCTAGATTCTTTTTTTGTCTAGGTACTTCGTGTCTTATAACTGATGGAAAAATAATCATATCATCTTCTTCCACATCATATTTCCAATTCTGGAACAGATAAGAGTTATCTAAATTCTGTTCATCACATACACCATAATAACTCTTGCTAATAAATCTAAGATAAGAACTAAAGTCATTTGAATTAACAAAGGATGTAGTAGTATGATTACCTTTATCAAATTGCAAATAATGTGCTGCACTAAAATCTGCGTCAGGTAAATGTTGATGGGGTCTCATGTATTGGAAATCTTTTGTTGCGGTGTAGTTATCTATGGTATATTTATAATTAAATCCATCTTTAGTTTTTAAACATTTACTGGCAAACTCATAAAATATATCATCGTAGAGAGGCGTTAATCCTGCTTTTTCATAATTTATATTTTGAAATTTTTCATTATTTTCATCTTTATATGTATGATGTAAATCACTTTCATTGTCGTGTAGGTTTCTATAGCTAGCTATAGAGTAATTGGAGCTAATTTTATTTATAATAGATTGTTTGTCATATTTGTTAGGATCGACTTTAGTATGATAGATAGGTATCCCAAATAAAAAATTCCTAAAAATCATTTTTGTTCACCAAACATAATATTTAAATTAAACCTGGCCCTATCCTTTTTGCAAGAAACGCCTTTATGTAAAAGACTGCTTTCAAAAACTTTAGCTCTTCCCATTTTATCCTCATGAAACTTATTCTCAACCTCTGTTCCACCATCTGTAGTATGTAGATTATAAAGTATAGTTTTATAAACATTAGGTGCTGGCCAATCTCTATGGTCTTTTGAAAAACTAGGTGTAAAATAACAGTTCCAAAAAAATCTATAAGGATGAGTTTTTATTTTAAGTCTATCACTAACTATATCTAAAATTAAATGTGCATAGAGGTTTAAAAATTTATCACCACAGTATTTGTCATCTTGAAATGTTATGTTATGGAACCCAGAATTATTCTCTAAAGCAGTTTGTAATTTGTTTTCATGAACATCGTCTCCAGATAAATACCATGGAGTAGTAGTTAAATAATGTAATATTAATAAATTAGTATTGGGCGGAAGAATATTATCTAATATAACCATTATATTTTTCTCGATTCTACTACCGGGTATTTAATATTGCCTTCGATTTTGTGAAAAAAACAAATCAAAGTAAGTCTATCGTCTTCAGTATTTTCAGATGTAAAGTTTTTTACACCATGATATCTATTTCCCTCAAAACAAAATACTCTATTTCTGTATGCTGGCACATCTAAAATACAATCAAATTTATTATTCCATGCATCTCTTGCAGCGGCATTCTCTTCACTAAAATCAGAGTCCTGATAAGATTTTTTCTTGAGTGTGTCTATTGCATCACTGTAGACATTATAAAAGTTCTTTGGCTTATACAATGAAGTTCCAGAGTCTTTATGATTTGATAAATAACAAACAGCGTTTAGTGGATTAGAATCTTGATGAATCCATCCAGGGAAATTAAAAGTGCTAGGTATTATTTGGAAATATAGTTCTGCTTCGAAACCTATGTTTTCGCCAGGATAATATAGTTTTAATACTTTACTACAAAAGTAAATATAGAAGTTAGTATTTACTACACTCAAACAATCAGTTCTTTTTCCTGGCCAACCGCCATTTATTTTATTAAAAAAATCATCTGTCGGTCCTTTAAAAGGTAGTTTCTTAGAAAGCTCAATAACTGATTCTACATCATTTAAAAAATCATCTTGTACTAAGGAAGGGAAAAGCATTATTCTACCTTTAATTTATTAAGATCATTCTCATCGCCTAACTCACCTTTTAACCATGTATTGAATGCTAATGATATTCTAGTTTCTTGATTGTTGTTGGTCTCAGTCCTGTGCCATAAGGAAGAGGGGAATAAAATAAGTGAATTTTTTTCAGTCGCATAAGAAATGTTATCGCTGTTAAAGACATTATTCTCTTCAACCTCCGGGTTTAAAGTAAATATATTTTTAAAATTTTTAAAAACAATAGGAGATTCCTTGTCTTGAAAATGAAATGCTCCACTTATAAAACTATTAGGGTGGTTATGCCAGTGGAGGTCTTTACCTTTTTCTTGGAAATTAATCCAAGATTGTGTGATGTAAGGTTTTACATTTCTTAATTTTAGTATATCCAAACAATAAATATTAACTTTTGACTCTATCCATTCTCTTAAATTAATTAAACTAACAAGTATTTTTTTATCATTTGATACATTAGAATTTTTCTCTTTTGTGCTTAAGATATACTCAATCTCATCCTGCGTTACTTGATATTTATCTAGAGTAAAATAAACAGGATGTGCAAATAATGGCTCTAGTCTATGCTTGATCATTCCAGGCAGGTGTGCCATAGGTTTCTTTCGGGTTTATATTATCGTCAGTATTTACTTGTAGGTCTTTTTTATCAATCTTTTCTGTAATAGAAATTGCAATATGAACTAATGCATTAGCAAGTTGTGACATTCCTTTATGTGTAAAAATAAGTTTTTTCTTTTCGCTAATGATTTTGATTTCTTCATCAGAAAAGACTAATTCGTGGTGATCTTCTTTATTTAGTATTTTCATGTAGCACCTATAAATATTCTTTTATCATATTTAAAATCCTTGTACAATCCATTTTTTCTCACGTAGTGAAGAAAACATTGAGCATGATAATCCCCTTTAAACTTTTCTCTATAGTGTTCACAGTCGACCCCTGCATATAGAGCCCCGTCGCCAGGTTCTAGATTTACAGGTTCTCCATCCATATACAATGGCCAATCAATATCTTTCTCAATACAAACTGAAACACTAACTTCACAAGAAGGCCTGTCTTTATGTTTTGGTAAAGAGTTGCCTAAAAAATATGGTCGCCAAAAAGAATAAGTTGGCCACAGTTCCTCACCTACAACCTCTTCGACCTTTTTTTGTTTTAATAACAAAAGACTTTCCATAATAATGTCTCTGCCAAAATTAAATTTAAAGTTTGCAGTACCATAAACTTTTTGATCAGTGGGAGAAGGTTTGTTATCCCAGATTATATTACCCTTTGATGGAAATCTAGATCGAAGTCTACAGTAGGCGGCTAAAAGCTCTACCTCACTTTCGCTTAAAAAGTTTTCTATTTTTTTATATTTTAATACATCCATGTGACTATTGCATACCTTACTCCTGTTTTCACAGGTGTTACTGCGTGTGGGTATAAAAAATTACTAGGAAAGATTACACATCTACCTGGTTTTTTTTCAACCTTAAAATATATTTTTGGGCCATTATGTTCTGTAAAAACTAATTCACCTCCGGTATAGTCTTCATTTAAAAAAACTACAGCACTTAAAGTTCTTGGATATGTTTGACAATGATCGACATGTGGTCTGTAGTGTCCTCCAGGAGTATATTTTAATATTTCTGGTGGGAGTATTCCAGTTGTGTTTAAATAATCCATATTATAATTTTTTGAATACTCTTTATACTTAGCGTGTACAAGTTTTCTAATAATGTGAAACCAAAAGACATTAGTCATATTGTTGTGCGTTGGAGATAGACCGATTCCCTCAACAATTCTTGTTGACTTATCCTCTACCTCTTGATGATCCACCGTCACAATACGGCCTTTAGAATATTCCTGTTTTACAACAAAATCCATTAAGTCTTTTAATTGCTCTTCATTAATAAAATCATCGTAGATTTTTATATGGTCGTTTAAGTGCATTTTTTTCTTTTCCAAAACTTGTTTCTATAATATTTCCAAGCATGTAACATCATACTATGAATAGTTTTTTCATTTTCATATGGAATAAGTTCTTCTACTTTGCTTTCCCAATCATCCCTCTTGAAAGGTATACACTGGGCTATAGGAGTTCCTTTAGTTATAAGAGTTTCTAAGACTTTATATTTATCTCCATTAACAAGAAAGGGAAAATTTATCTCATCGTGCCATTCATCGGTATCAACTACACCAGAAACTATTTGAAATCTATCGTCTGGATTATTCAGAGGAGATACAAATAATGTAGAATACCCTGGTGGAGTAATTATTCTAAATGGATTTATAAATTTTAATAGCAAAGCGTTATCGTGCCCATTTTTTTTTAAAAGAGGTGAACCTTTTAATTGTCTTGGATGATGCGCAGCCATATGGTTTGGAGGCACTTCTGCTCGATGTTTGGATGTAAGATAATGATCTTCTCTATAAGGATTACCAGCTCTTGTTTCGCTAGTTCTTTTACCATCCTTATTTACAACACCATGATTAACCTCAAGGTCATAAGTTAATTTTAATATATAACCCGCCGTTAAAGCATCCATAAAAGGCATACAACCTTTTACTGTTCTTTCTTTTGTAGTATGTTCTAGATCCTTGTACCATTTTGGTACTGTTTTTGTAGCCGGTACTGGATAAACGTCTTTAAGAGTGTCCAGTAAAAGCTTTGGAACTTTAAATTTAATTTTCATCTTTCCTCTGCCAAGTTATATCTTAAGCAAAAAAAAAGTAAAGAGGAGTAAAAAGATTTGATCTAGATCAATTATACTAATTGAGAAGGATGTAAATAATCATTATCAGCCGCATACATAAAATAATAGAATGTCTCTTTGCTTGTACCGCCAATAGCTGCAGTATCTATTCCTTCAGCTGTTGAAATAGCTGCATTCACTGCTGCAATATTATAGTAATTAGGGTTCACTGATTTTAATTGATTGTATATATTTACTATCGTAGTTCTTTGTTGGTCGTAATCGTCTGTAGTAAAAAGATGTACTGGTGGATATGGTGTAGGACCCGGTGGAAGAGGAGCGTCTCTGTCATTCCAAGCTATATTATCTGAAGAATCATAAGATTGAGGGTTAATAATATCTTGTTTCATTTTTGCAAACTCATCATCAGATATAGATATAGTTTTGTACTCGTCTTCTTTAACATAAGATCCATTATCTATGTCAGATTGATTTTGACAAAAACCTAGGAATGTTCCGATTTCGTCCGGCTTTGAAGATTGAAAAATTACTAATGCCACTACACGTCCTCCCAGACATACATCCGGCCTGGACTACCAGCGACTCGAGTAGAACCACCGTTTGAAGAGTTATTGATTCCTAGAAAAGTAGCCGGTGAATAATTTGTTAATGTTTGTGTTCCAGTGTTAACACTTGTGTTTCCATTACTACCAGGGTTACCACCTCGGTTTCCTTGGTTAACATGATAACCACCTTCTCCGCCCGTTCCTGCATTTGCAGTCATGAATGTTGATGGTGATCCAAAAGTTGAAGCGTTACCAGAACTTCCGGCATTGCCAGGGTTTGCAGCGTTTCCATTTCCTCCGCCACTTCCTAAAGAGTAAGCGTATCCAGTAGAAGCATCGACTTCGTGAACAGATATCCCGTATCCTCCACGTCCGCCAGTTCCGCCGCCTGGTCCACCAGGTTGGCCGCCTCCGTTACCGCCGCCGCCTCCGCCGCCGCCTTGAAGGTAAAGCATCATTTTTGATGTTGATGATGATGTAGTGTATGTTCCACTTCCACCATCGGTGTCAATAGTTACTGGAACGTATCCGCCACCGCCTGCTGATCCTGCACTCGCAGAAAAAACTCTTCCATCTCCATCTACTTGAATAGTTGGAACTGCAATTTCTCCTTTTGCTACTGGTTTAATTATTTTAGGCATTATTGTCCTCCTTATTATTATTATTAGTCTGCCATTTCAGTGTAAGAAACATGCCAAGCTAAATCACTGGCTGTTCCTGCTGTCACTGCTAACAAATCTGTTTCGTCTAACCAAAGGGGTCCTGTTGCATCCAAGAAACTTAGTGTTGAATCAGCTGGAACAGAAATTGTACTTCCTATTGCATAGTAAGTACTTCCATTGTCATTACTGACTTCAATTGTAACATCACATGCGGCAGAGCCGTCTACGTTAGCTATTAATATTGTGTCAACTTTAGCAGCATACTCTGCAGTAACATCTACCATTGTTGTTCTGTTTGTATCGCCAAGAGTACCCATAGCATTTTTAGGTGTTATCGTTGATACATTTACTAGATTTGGTGTTGCCATATTTTATTCCTCGTCTTATTAATACTAGAAAAGCATCGCCATTGCAATAGCTTTTCCTACTGTTGATATTTCACTTCCATTATACTGTACTGTCCCTGTACCTTTAGGTACTAAATTAATACCTACATTAGTCTCTCCAGAAGCCGTGAAAGACGGGTTATTCCCCGTAGCTGCGTTAGCGTAAGTTAGCTCATTAACAGCTGATCCTGTTGCCGTCAATAGAAATAATTCATTGCCATTAGTGTCTAAAATAGAGGTACCAATTTTAGGGGACGTTAAAGTTTTATTAGTTAAAGTTTGAGTTCCAGTAAGTGTTACATCTCCAGTTGCTATTTGGTATATATCTGGATTAGTTCCATCATTTGCGGTTGCAAATAAAACAGCATCACCTTTATCAGTTGTTGCAAAAGTGTGAGAGTCACCAGAACCTGTAACATATTTTAACTCTACTGTATAAGCACCTGAAGTTGCATTTCTTACAAAATAAAATGTTTGTGTATCTAGAGGAATTGTAACTACCTGGTTTCCAGTAATGGTACCTGTAAATTCTATCATTCTGTGAGACATAGTAGCACCAGTTGATCCATCAGAAACTGAAAGAGTTGTAGTTTGTGCTCCGCCTGCTATTGATTGAGCAACGTAGCCACCTAAAATTTGTTCTACAATATTTAAATTAGTATTAGTTTTTGTTCCCCATGTACCGGCGTTTTCACCAGTTGCCATTAGTTCTACACCGAGAGCGGTATAAGTTGATGCCATAATTTTCTCCTAATTTATGCTTGTGTTTTTTTATATTTCGTTTTATTCATATTGTCAACATACATTACTTAGTAACCCTAGTCCAATTACCAGTTTGAGTAGCTGTTGTTTTACTATAATTACCTGTTTGTGCAGCTGTAACACGTCCCCATGCTATTTGTCCTGGGTTCCCTACACTAACAGTTGCAGAAACACCTGTCAATCCCATAACATCTGCTGGTGCAATTGCCCCTACTGAAGCTGTTGCAGAAACACCTGTCAATCCCATAACATCTGCTGGTGCAATTGCCCCTACTGAAGCTGTTACTGAAACTCCTGAAAGAGCAACTATCTGAGTTTCCGTTACAGTGATTTCACCCACGCTGGCAGTAACACCTAAACCGCTTATACCTACTACATCAGCGGGAGCAATAGCACCTACTGAAGCTGTTGCACTAACACCTGATAAAGCTTCTCCAATTGCAGGAATAATAGCACCTACTGAAGCTGTGGCACTGACACCAGTTAATCCTACTACATCGGCAGGTGCAATAGCACCTACTGAAGCTGTTGCACTGACACCAGTTAATCCTACTACATCAGCAGGAACAACAGCACCTACTGAAGCTGTTGCGCTTAATCCTGACGGTTGAACAAGTTTATTCCAAGAATCTCCATATGGTTCTTCACCCCAACCATTTCTACCCCAACCGACTAAAGTTCCAGCATTATCAAAATCACCTACGCTAGCTGTTAAAGTGGATGGTGCGGTTAAAGTTGCTATAGAAGTTAAATCTAAAGTTAGGGAACCTAAAGAAGCTGTTAATCCAGAAGGAGCAGTTAAAGAAATTTCAAGTAGATCTTTTGCGTCTACACTACCAACACTAGAAGTGGCACCGAGACCAGTTAAAGCAACAGCATATTCTACACCCCAACCAGAATTACCCCACTCTTGTCTACCCCAACCTTCCATATTATGAGCTTGTACAGCTCCTACTGAAGATGTTAAAGTTGATGGTGCGGTTAAAGTTGTGACAGAAGTTAGATCAAGAGTTAATGATCCTAATGAAGATGTTGCACCAATACCAGTTAAATCTGCTGTTACGAATTGAGCAGCTGTTACACTACCAACACTAGATGTTAAAGTTGCTGGTGCACTTAATGCAACTGAATATTCTACGCCCCAACCAGAGTTTCCCCATGCTTGTCTGCCCCAACCTTCTATATTATGAGCTTGTACAGCTCCTACTGATGTTGTTGCTGATTGACCTGTTAGTAATTGTGGAACAGCAATAGATCCCCAGGAATTTGAATTCCATGAAAGCGTTCCATAAGAAGAACCTTCTAGAGTATTTATTTGACCTCCCGCATTCGTTCCTGCGTTTATATCAAAATAATAAAGAGGATCGGGTGCATCTGATGCTAATTGAATTTGAACATAAGCACCGGAATTTCCGGGTGTTCCTGAAGCAGAGACTCCTGTTGTATAAACAGTACCACTGTTGTGTGTTCCGTTTTCGGTTGAAGAAAATCTAAAACCATAGTCCGTATTAGAACTATCAGAAACGTCAAATTTATATAAACCACCTTCTACTATATTTATGGTTGGTTGTTGAACACCATCGATAACATATTTTTCGGCTCCCAAACCACCAGTGATTGTGACTGTAAATGTCTTGGTTATCGACATAAGGAGGTCCTCCTTATGCTAGCTGAATAATAGCTGTAGCTGCGGCTGCTGCCGGAAATTGAATTGTAAAAGTTCCACTGGAAACTGTTTTATCTCCACCGAATGCTATTGTACAAACAGCTGGATCACCTGATGCTGAATCATTGAAAATCATACATCCATTAGCTGTAA